AGACGCGATAGCAGAAGTAACTTTACTCATAATATAATCCTATAGGTATTGTAGTGATAATACAGCAACAGCGATGATAATGGCAAATTGAAACAGAAATCTTAAAACAGGCATAATATTCTCTCATTCATTTATTTAAGAACCCATTATACGGCATATGTCAGGGGAAGACAACAACTATTTTGAGGTTTCTTATACCGATTTGGAATAATCGTTATAACTTTTAGTTCTTTCGTTGTATTCTTCGGTTTCAAAGTATCTGATGTCAGCATCAGTTGTGTGAGGGCAGGTGTTTTCTTGAATAGCTTTCGCTATACGAGCCTCCAGTTCAGGAGCTTTGGCGGCAGTGACTGGTCTTGTATTCATAGTAAATTCTCCTCTACTACTAACTTCAGGTTAAAATGCTCGGCTATATCTGGAACAAGATCAGTTAGAATACTGACCATTCCATCAACCGTATCAGAGATAAACGACTGCTGAATCAGCTTGTTTCCAAACTTAATAGCAACGACAGTTTCGAACTTAGCATCGTCATTTTTAAGAATCATTACTTCAGGCGTGATATTCATAACAGTCATAGGGTTTCTCTCTCATCAATTTAGGAAGCCATTATACCGCTATTTTGGGCTGGCGACAACCACTTTCTTATACCGATTTGGAATAAGAGGAGAGTTTTAAGAACTTTTTTGTATATGCTGTAAAATCAACAACTTAGAGAGCCTGCTCGCCCGAGTAGAGCGAGCAGGAGGGGACAGGTTATTCGGTCAGACCAACGCTGTAGTGGGTCTTGCCGTCTACGCGAGCGGCTGTTAAGACGCTCTTGCGGTTATCTTCTGAACTCACATATGATACATGAACCCATCCTGAGTCGGGGATACCTGATGTATAGAACTCAAGGATCAGCTGATCAAAGTCGCAGTTGTCTTCAATCCACGTGGCGAGCTCATAGTTCGGAACTCCTGGAACTTCAATGTCTGCTGCCTGACCTTTACAGTGTTGTGACTTTGAACTGCCGCCAACTGCTTCGTTCAGCTCTTCACCACGATAACCACTATTCAATACAGTTGGACCAAAATGATCGCGAACCTTTTGCACTACATTTTCAAACAATGTCACGGCTGCTTCTAAGTGTTCACCGCTTGGTGTATTGTCAATGCCTTTACGTTCTGCTGTCTGGCTCTTTGTGAATTCAGCCAATGAGAAATTTTTACTTAGTTTCATACGTCAACCTATACAAATTTGTTCATGTTTGGTGCCCAGTAATTTGGACCTTTTAATACTTTACCGTCTTCACGATAGATAGGACTGCCATCTTCACCCAGCTTGCTCATATTTGATTCATGAACTTCACTGAATGTTGCGTCTAGATCAATGCCATATGCAGCGCCAGCACCATAGACAACATACAACAGGTCAGTAAGAGCATCAGCTATCTCAGCCATGTCTTTTTGATCAACAGCCTCACACAATTCTTGTAGCTCTTCAGCAATCAACTCAATACGAAGATCCGCAATATCGTCCCCAGCCCAATCGGGATCAGACTTCACTTCTTGTCCAAACGTGTTCATAAAATCTTTAACTTTTTCATAATTACTCATAATATACTCTTTTGTGTGTTTAGAATTTCTTGCCGATGTTATACTTAGTTTCCAATGCCCACTCGTCTTTCTCTTTATATGGAAGGACTTTAATTTGGTTTAATGGGGCGATTGGCTCTTTGCTCTTCTCCGCATCCACTAACTTAATCAAACCCCATTCAGCTAGTAAATTTGCGATTGTATTACGTCTGCCGATATCTTCAATGCCAAAGTTACTTGGCTTGCCGTCTAATGCGAACAGCTCTTTAAAGTGTACGATGTAATACTTACCCTGCTTATGCAAGATATGACATGATTGATACAGTGTTTTGTTTTTATGTGAAGCCACGCCAATGCGTGTGAGTGTTTCGCGGATCTTCAGAAAATCGTCATCATCCTTTAATACTACTTCCACCAGACTATCCAGCATGTTTCCCACCCTTATCCATTCTTGTTTTTATATCACTGATTTGGTCAGCAGTAAGAATGGTGAGGGCTTGGTGGGCTTTAATATCGCTGTATCCATAATATTCTTTGACACACGCCACGTCACTATCTTTCTGCTTCTTTTCCCATTTAGCATAACGCTTTTTGGGTCTAACAGTATTTATAAAAAACTGAAACTGCGGCTTCTTATCTAGATAGTGGCGTGTGTTCATTTCATTAGCAAGAGCGATTGTGTCCGTATGATATGACAACGCACGGTTTGTTAAGAATGGATCATAACCTTTCTCAGCAAGTTGGTCGTTAGCAGTACCAGTCATCAAGTCGACCTTGGAACTGTTGATAGCATTGATGTAGTCGAACGGATTTGCTTTTGCCATTATGAGTAATCATCCAATTTGTTGAACTGTAAGAATGTGTTCCATAATTTCTGGAACCTCAACTCATATAAGTCGCCTATACCTGTCAATTGATTGCTCAATTGGTCTTGGTGTTTAGGATCAAGTCCCTTATACATATCAGTGTCGACAATCATTTCTGCCATGAGTTTAGTGTCATCAACTACATTCCAACAATTCATTATAGCAGCTTCCAAATCAAAACGGTCTTTCATTATTCGTCTCCTGCAACGATGTCAATGAGCTTTTGCATGCGCATAACATCCATAACAATATCATGGCGTGGATCGTGACCCACGAATTTGTCGGCTAACTCTTCAGGTATAAACGAATTCTTCAGAGGCGAGCCATATGATAAACCCTCAATGAATGATCGAGTATCTCGAATCAACCACCAGTCAAACGGATCTTTCTCGCCAGAGTGCGCAAGTAATGTCCGCAGAAAGATAGGATCAAATGAGTTGCCTCGTGTCCAGACCTTTCTTACTGGCGCTACATCAAGTTTAGCACAGAACCAATTATACAACTCTTTGACTGATTTGTCAAGCGGCGATGGAGCTAGTAACGCTTGCGCTTCTTTGGGCTGATTCTTCCACCAAGCCAAAGTGCTCTTCTGGATGTTGCGTCCAAGTTTAACCTGCTCAGCAACATCAAACTTAATCATATGAGTGTCATCAAGTAGCTCTTCATAGGTGTATGGATTCTTCAGGAATCTCTTATCGTCATACTGGAGAACAGCCAAGCTAACAGCAACACCATTCACCATATCTTGACTTAATGTTTCAAAGTCATATATCACACTATTCATATTTCCATCCTATAGGGGTTTTGTTGCAGTGGTCGTTATAATCTTCTTCCTGATGCCATGATGATGCCCAATGGTGGACTGCATATGCGTCAGGGCATGTTTCAGCAAAGTCTTCATTCCTTCTATCCATCTCATCCCAGAGATATGGATATAACAGTTCACGCGGAACAGCCTTTTCATATCCTGCAATGTCGCTGAAAAATACTGTACCATATTTCTTTTGCGCAGGGTACACAAATCCTTCGTCATCAATGTCAGCTTGGGCTTGGGTTTCTTTGATGTACTGGTGTCGGGCATAACAACTCTCAACAAGGTCGTGCATCTCGACACCACCCTTTGCCGAGGCTATGAACGCATTACACATATATTGATCGCTCTCAGCCCCAGCAACAAAACTCTTTCCACTCATAAGATCATCAATAGGCTTCAGACATTCATAATCAATATCAGTATAAACTCCACCATATCTAAACAGTATCTCATATCTCAACAAATCAGACACTTCAGCCAAAGATGTCGCATATTCAGCTATATATGAGTTCTTGAACAAAAACCCATCAAGCCTAGCTACACGTAGAGCATTCTCATCCCAGACAATAAATTCCCATTCTGGATTATGCTTCTTCCATGTTGATTGCCAATACTTTTGCTCTGCGCTTAATCTTCCACCACCCAACCATATTTGGTGTATTATTTTGGGTATCATACTTCCACCACATTAAGAGTCCCAGTCAAAAGGCATTCATTGCCAGACAATTCATATCCATTCTCTTCAAGGTCAAACATAACCATATTACCAGACGCTTCATATAGACTGGTGATATGCTTTCGATTATCTTCTTCCCACCATCCTTCAGTAAGGAACACCTCTGAAACGCTCTCAAAGCAAGACATATTTTCCCATTCCTCAAACACCGCATCTGGATCTAAATCACAATCACCGCCACCATTACTTATAAGATTCATCAAAGCAATCTCATCTTCGGTCTGCGGAGTAACTTCAATCGAGCCAGTTTGCCATACACTCTCTAGAACAACAATCTCAGCATCACGAGCATATGTCTCTGTTGTGCAGAAGCACCCATTCTCTTTAGGGCTTAACTTATATGTTTTGCCAATTTCTATTCTCATTTCAATCCCATAAACTTTGATAGTATTTGCCGAACAACATGAAGCCATTTGCAATACGATCTTGTTCTAATTTTAAACCTTCAAGATCTAACTTGTAAGTATGACCTTCACCCTTTTCCCAAGTGTATCCAATCTCGGTTCCATCTTTACCTATAACTGGAATGCTATCATAATCGATCTCGCCAGTAGAATACTTATCTTCCCAATCATTTAGTTTAGACTCGAAAGCAAAGATCATCTCACCAATGACATACTCCCATCGTCTTTCCATATCAGCATCTTTTCTCCATGCAGCCTCATATACACCCTCAGCCATATCTTCGTCGTCGACCAATGGGACACCATGCTTTGTGTCTTTAAGCTGTTTCAGCATAGGGATAATAATATGAGCTAGTGTAGTGTCCATGCTCCACGTATCGTAGTTATGGATCTTCACTTTAACCTTTGGAGTAGGAGCATAACCAAACCAATCATGCAAATAGTTATGATACCAACGCCAAGTAGGATATTTACCGATTTTAACTTTCATTACATTACCCTGCGAATGATGTCCAGAGTTCCATCGCTTCTTCAAGCGATTCAACTTGGAAGTTTATTTGATTCTTGTTAGACTTTGAATCAAGCGTGTACTCGCTGAGCACTTCATTACACTTAGCAACAAGTGCTTTGAAATACTTATCACCATTTGCTTTCACATAACAAATGATCTGCGGGTCTTTGGTTTGAACCTTAATGCCAAAGTATATATTATCTTTCGCAGGAGTCTCAATAATGTAAGACGATGCACGAGTCTCGGTGTAGCCAATATTGGTAAAAACTTCAGTGTTAGATAGAACGAGATCCGAGATCTCAGAGAACATATTACGCTGGCTGTCAACATACGAACCAAACAATTTAGATAAATCTGCCATAACAAAACAATCCTTATAATGACCAGAGACGGAGTTGTCTTCTGGCAACCAATGTGCTATCAAGTAAGACTCAAGGACAAACGAAGCATCCTTTTCATCCAGTTTAAATTTCTCAAGGTTTCTTGCTACAATGACGCAATCGTCAATACTATAACCCTTGTCTTTCAGGTGGGCTAAACATCTTCCACCAGTGCCTTTACCAACATATGCTGGACTAGCACCCAAGGTACGACTGCGATACATGTAGACATAATCACCTAGTGTATCAAAGAACGCTGCAGTAGGTTTGATTGGAGAGAACATTTACTTCCACTCGCAATCAATCATCATCTCAGTCAACATAGCCATCATGTTGATCTCAGCATCAGCCGCAAACGCAGCTTTGTACTGATAGTCGGCTAGAGTAACAACCACTTGAGGAACACTGTTCGGCGCAACATACTCACCAGCAGTATCGTAGATTTTACGGAATGTTTGAGACGTATCGCCATCCACATTCTGAGCAACCCACTTACGAACCTTGGTGAACTCTTTTGCTTTCATTGAAGCCATCAAGTCTTTCAGGTTTAAGTCTGCATAGTTTACTAGGATGCCAGAATCAATCTTACCAGTGCCAGCATAACGCTGTAATTCATTCAAGACTCTGCGGTTATCGGGGAAGTGGCGCTTCACAACCTCAGCGACCACCTGCTTATCATACTCCACATTCTCAGTGTCAAGAATACTAGAGACACGCTTGAATAATTGAGCCGCAAGTTTAGGTTTATCAGAAGCAGCCATCTTGAACTCAACGACAGAACATCGTGAGTGTAGCGGAGCAATGATCTTGTTCACAAAGTTACATGTCAGGATAAACCCACAGTTGGCGCTATACTCTTCCATAAAGTTGCGAAGAGCTGGTTGGACTGTCTCAGCATTAAGATAGTCCGCTTCGTCTAGGATGACATACTTTCTGCCACCCGCCAAAGACATAGACGAGGCGAATCCTTTTATCTTAGTGCGTAGCGTATCAATCAAACGTCCCTCATCGGATCCGTTGATTACGATATAGTCACAACCCAGCTCTTCAAGCATTGCTTTGGCGATAGTCGTTTTGCCAACACCTGCGGTGCCAGTGAGTAGTAAGTTTGGAACATTTTTATTATCAACAAATGTCTGGAATGTTTCTTTCAGAGCATCAGGTAGGATTGTGTCAGCCACGGTCTGTGGACGATACTTCTCAACATACAAAAATTCATTCAACATAATATAGTTTTCTCCTCAATATACATCTATTATACTACAAGATAGGTGGTATGTCAAGCGGAAAATGGTACAACCGCACCTCTACCGCCTGACTGATAGTAGAAGTTGTATGTGTCTGGCAGGTCTAATTTGAGGTCTTCGGGGATGTTGATGTCCCTTGATACCATGCCTCTCTCAAACTCATAGTTAAATGTCACTAGATCTAGATGATGAGCTTCAGTGACTATATCAACCACATCATCAGTGTAGTAACTCCGATAGTCATACTCCCTCATCGATGAGTTCCAATATGCGAGTTTGGAGAAACTGGGCAGACCAATTGCATCCGCGACTATTTTCCAGTCTTGTTTTATAGACTCATAACGACCAATGAAGTTCATGAGACTATTACCATCAGGATCAATGAAGTTGCCGATCTGCGGTCTGATGCAAAAGCCTCTGTTCCATTGGTAGTCGTAGTCTGATGATTCAACGTCCAGCACTACAGCTTCATCGTATCTCCACTTAACCCAGTCGGCGAAAGACACATCCCACTTACATTCAGCGATACACTGAGAAGCGTATATACTCACCTCACGATCAAACGGATTTCTAACAAAGCCAAACTTATAGCGTGTGTCGAATGTTTCCTTTGGCAATACGCGAGAGGCTTCATATGCTATTCCGTGTTGAGGAACAACACCGCTATGATCACAGAGAGCGTCATATGTAGACGAACCACCCTCTGTATCACAGACAGTCATGTCAGTCGGTCTAAGCCAATCAAGCATACTGGTTCCAGCAGCTTTTGGGTTATGGACAAATATCCATTTAGTCACTGATCGGTCTCCATCCAGTCACAGTATTGGTGCGGAATGATCTCCACGCCTTAACATCAATTCCCCAAACAGGGATGTCAGCAGAGCCACCAGAAACAGAACTCACGGTGATAGCAGAGCCAGACTCCTCTAAGATTATCTCAGGGTTGAGAGTACAAGGCATCACCCTTGTACCCCCATCATTGATCTTCTCAAAAGTAACTTCGACCACACCCTCTTTGAGGTGTTTGATCAAGTCATTAACCACAGACGTCAACATTACTTCAACACCGTTTCGTACAATGCCTCAACATCTTCCATCTCACCAACAGTCTCGCTTAGATTCTGTTTGTGGAAGATTTTAGCCAATTTGTTCAGGTACTTCTTTGGCACATCAACGTCATCAGCAAGAGCTTCAATCGCTTCTTTGATGAATTCACGCTCTGCTTCCATCCGTGTGTATGAGTTGCTGATCTCTTCCATACAACCTTTGATTCGTTCTTTGTCTGAATCGCTAGACGGTAAAATAATATTGCTCATTGTGTTTCTCCATTGTAAAGTTATATTTCAATTTAATTATATCACACCATAAATATCTTCAGACTCAACCCATGTCATATAACCTTGCTTATGCAAGATGTTTGTGATAAGGCTATCATCTATGTGCGCATGCTCAATCTTAACAAATGTGGGTTTAACTTTCCAGCTGTACACGCCGAGGATATTTAACTCATGCCCCTCAACGTCGATCTTCATGAAGTCAATATGACCAATCTCGTTTTCTATGAGATAAGTGTCCAGTCTACAACATGGCACTTCAATCCTATCCAACAGAAGATGGGCGTTATCTGGGCGACTGAACATGCGCCCACCTAAATGATCCGCATCGTCCACAACACCAATCCCACGCGCCCAGTCATCGGTTTGAATGCTTCGGTTGAACGCAACTGTACCATTCTTATTCGATACAGCCATGTTATCAACTTTGACATCATATTGGGCTGTCTTGTTAGCCATAATTTCAGCATAACGTGGATCAGCCTCAATCATATATCCAGACCAACCTGCTTCAGCGAGAGGAAGACACGTGTCAAAATCACACGTGCCTATCTCTAGGAAGACTTTCCCATTACCCATTGTATTTGCTTCCAGCCTCAGTAGCAACCCAATACTCAATAACAGAGCCGAGGAAGTGGGAGATGCCTTTAGACGATACACTAACCTTATAATCATCAGACATAAACTTCAGATTCTCGGTCTTGAAGATGAACTCAAACTCAGCTTCAGTGCTACCAACCGACAGACCAAACTCATTAGAAGTTGGATTCTTTGTATCAGTAGCAACCAAAGAGACAGTGCCGTCCGAACCACGAACAACAACTTCAGGCAATGACAGTTGATTCGCAGCGTTGACAACTTTCTTATAGTTGGCAGCGGTCATATCAAATTGAACTTCAGGATCAGGCAGCTCAAGATTCTTCTCGGGTGGAGAAGTTATCATTGACGGATCAGTGTATGTGTAGCGACATTGACTACTTGGTTGTGACGCTTCACTGACAGTTAGTGCCGATGAGCCGAAGTCAAAGACAGCATCCTCAAACAAACTAGTCAACCCAAGAAACTGATTCATCTCATAGATGGCAAAGTCTTGTGGGAATGATTCACTTACAACAGCAGACGCAAGGATGTTCTTCTGGGGTGATACAGTTCGTAACACGTTGCCAGTCTTAAATGATAACGATGGATTTATCGTTGAGAAGTTCTTTAAAACTTCAAAGGTGCTTTCACTAATTTTCATAATCTATCTCTCCAGTTCTTGTAAGTCGTGATTGTGTAATGCGATCAACGCATAATGTAATACTTTCATTAAGTCCGCACGATTATAGCCATTCTTGTTGCCATATCGTTGGACATATTTAAGAACATTTCCAAGGGCAAAACCCTCACCATGTCCGCAGTCAATAATAAACTCAGTTGACTGGAATTTATTCTTCGAGTAATGGGCTGAGTAAGTCGAGTCGACATACTCTTGAAATTCATTAATTAACTCAGCTTCATTAAACTTATAGAGATTATAGTCGAAATCATTGCGTCCGTCAACCCCAGAGTCACCACACATTGCTTGGTTACGGTCAATATCAGCATAATACTCGTCGGTGTGGGTATAGCTATCTTCGACACTTCCCTCTTCATTTGTGGTTGTCCATTCCTTTCCATAAGTTGCCCAATTCTTTTCCATTACTTTTTCGCCTTTTTCTTGTTTCTCTTTACGTCAGCCCCAGCAGTGGGTGAAGCACCCACCTCAGAAAGGTCTGCCAATGAACCACCAAATGTGTACGAACCAGTATGAAGCAATCTCATCCAAGGACACAACCAAGTCTCAACACCAATCTTTTGCATCCACTGACAGAACATATAATCTTCTGACAAGTATCGCTTTGAGTCTGGATCAATCAATGCTTGGAAGTACATCATGATCTCGCGTGAACCATCAAACGACTCAGTTCTTGCGTGGTCAGGCAAGTATGTATAATCTGGATATGCTTCTTGGAACTTCTCAAACGCAGATCGTTGAATCATCATGAACCCAGTGCCACCCTCAAGAACCTTACACGGCTTATTGAGTAAGATATTTCCTGATTCTTTGGGGTTGAATACATAATCACCAACATACCTCTCAAGATCATTAGGGTTGTCGTCAGCAAAACCTTTATCGACAGCCATCTTAATCTTTTCCCAAGCAATCGTTTTCTTGGGATACGCACCACACATCACTTCTTTGCGGTCTTCACCCTTTTCTTCTGGATCCATAAAGGCAGCCAGAGACAAAACGTCATGAGGATCAAACCCGATATCCGAATCAATGAACATCAAGTGTGTGCATTCACTTCTCATAAACTCATCAACGCAATAGTTTCTGGCGCGAGTGATTAGCGATTCATTGAACAAATAAAAGAATGTTAGATCCACACCATATGCTTGGCATAGTCTAGACAAGTCAGAACAGGATTTAGAGTACATCCCGTGACACTGTCCCCCATACATTGGAGTGGCGAGCATAATTTTGCGTTTCCGCAACTCTTCAACTGGTATTTCCATCAGTACCTCTTTGATTATAAATTAAGTTATGTGTAGATTATACAATAGAAAGGGAGAAAAGTCAACCCGAAAGTTGACTCTCCCATTACCGCTAGAATGGAGCGTCTTGAGTAGTGTCAGCATCCGCAAGAGGATCACCCACATCACCGCCCAAGTTTACATCAGCGTCCAGCTTGGCGTACAAGTCACGAAACGAGGCTTTGGTGTCCTCATCAAAGCGATTAATACACATGTCAATAGACTTCATACGGTCATCAAATATCTTGAACGCTTTGGCGATGTGGACAAGGCGACGAGTAGAAATTATCTCATCAATACCACCATCATAGAAAGTCTTGCGGATGATGTCAGCCCAGTCAACCAGTTTAGAAACAAACTCATCATCTTGGACAGCAAGGTCTTCAAACACAGCCGAGAGTATTTTCTTCTCAACAGCAGCACTAGGATATTCTTGCTCAAAGGTGACAGGGAAACGCTCAAGGAACGCTTCATTCAAGACGTTAGTCCCGATAAAACGACCATCATCAGATCCTTTACCTTTGGTGTTGCCAGTAGCAACAACAGTGAAGCCAGCAGCAGGAGAGATAAACTCACCAGTCTTCTTGATGAAGTATCCTTTGCCCTCAAGGATAGACTGGAGACACATGATCTTGGCAGGGTTGCCCAAGTCAATCTCATCCAGAAGCAATACCGCACCACGCTCCATAGCTTTGATGACTGGACCTTTGAAGAAGCGAGTCTCACCATCAACAAGACGGAAGCCACCAATCAAGTCATCTTCATCTGTCTCAACAGTAAAGTTCACACGGATTGATTCACGCTTCAATTGAGCACAAGCCTGATCAACCGAAAACGTCTTACCATTACCAGACATACCAGTAATGAATACAGGATAGAACATGTTAGACTTGATGACATTCTTCAGAGTAGTGAAATTACCAAACGGAACAAACAGCGGATCCTTGGCAGGCACTAAGTTTTGAGTAAAGCCTGTAGAAACGACATTCAAGTCAGCGACTAAGGCGTTTGGCTGTAGCGCAGGCGCAGGAGCTGGAGCCGAAGCTGGAGCAGGTGCAGGGACGGTTGTCGGCGCTATATCAGGGAGGTTGTACAACCCACGATCAACGCGCAAGGATTTGTGGAAGTATGAACTCGGAACTTTCACCCCAAGCTCACGTGCTACTCGCTTCGTCTCAAGGCTGGGAACAGGCGCATCGGGATATAGGCTCTTCAAAGTATCAAACAAATTTGTCATATAGGTCTCTCTCACAAGTTATAATCAATCATTTAAGTAGCCATTATACGGCATAATTCGGTATAAGACAACAACTATTTTCAGTTTTTTTATATCGTTTTGGAATAAAGAATCCTTTCCTTATAACCAAAATATAGGTTAAATAACAACCTATTTTAAGCGATAGCCGAGATCAGGTCGGACAACATCTTTCTGGAAGTTTTCTTATCATTGTTTGCTTTCTTAAACGCAGTCCGCACCGAACGCTTCGACTCACCACGCTCCACTTCAATAGCGCCATTAGCAGTCTGAAGATTCTTGCCACCACCAATAAGATAAAGGTGATCATATCCAGAGTTTGGAACCACCGCAAACTTTTCCTTGCGGACTCCAGAATACAGACTTTGGCCATCTTCCCAACTAACTGACGATGGAAGCGAATTGGTGAACTGGCGTCTGTTCAGCGGCATAATTCGATAGCCGATAGTGGTAGAGCCAGTTTGCTCTCGATAAAATTCAAGTAAGGTCTTGGTGATAGCATCTCTCTGACCAGCAACACGCTTGCGCTTCTTGGTTACTGGATCAGTAATATAAAGGACTTTACTTCCCGTCCAATTGAACGCTCCACCAACACGCTTTTGATAATCTCTACCATCATCACCATACATGTCAACATTATGGTAGAAACTAGTGTTGCTCTCTCCATCAGTCAAGAACATAGTGTTGACAATATCAACGCGAGTCTTTTTCTTGAAGTCATCATGTAGTTTAAACGCAGCCATGATTGCTTCGTTCAATGGAGTCGAACCGAGCGTCAAGCGATGCGGGATGTGATAATTAACATATCCATGCGATCTTCCAGAATATTGATTATAATAATTACCAAGAACCAACATATTTTCAGCCATCTCAGTAAACTTCTTGCGGTTCATATCGCTAGAGAAAAATTCAATCAAGCGGAATCTTGAATCATATGTCATCTGTCTATCATCCGCATTACTAATGTGGTTGACATTATCTTTTTCTAATTCTTGGAATCTATCACTAAAGGCATACACGCGGAATGGGATATTGACTTGGCGACAGAACAAAACAAGGTTCAGCATTTGATCAATAGTAGGCTTCATGTCTGGAGCCA